ATAAAATCTTCTTCTTCAGATTCATCATCGCTCCATTCGCCGCCTGAAGCCCACTGAAAGCGATCAGTGGATCCGTGCTCTTCAAAAAACTTGCCAAACATGTCACGAGGCATTGTGTCTCTGTAGCTGCCGCCTTTCATAACGAAGTCACGCAAATAGTCTGCGCTGACTGTATCGCCACCTTCCAGCGCTTCTTCCCATTTGCTTCTTTGGGTTTCCAAAGACCACTCTCTTACCTTCTCATAGAAGTCAGGTATATCGACGCCATAAGTTCTTTTTTCTGGAATGGCTAGAGAATACTGGTTCTCGGAAAAACTCTGTCCGGTCTTGTCAAATCTGCGGAGCCTGATACGAGAGAGTGCTTCGATACCATCGATATCGCGCTCGTTGTCTTCGAATATTTCGTTATCGTGAATATCAATGTCTTCTAAGTCTTGGGTCTCCACAACATATGCTATCGGGCCGTTGCCTTTAGCTTCTTTAACAGCACACTGAAAATACTCGCTGCCTTCAGAATGACACGAATGAATATTAGAAAAGTCTGACATTCGTAGAACATCGACAGGGTGACGTGAAATAATAATTGAGTAGTCCGTCATCATCTTATCAGGATTCTCGCGATAAAACCTTGACTCTTTATTCCAAAATTGCACCCAATCTTCTAGAAAGTCACCGTAAGCATAGTGCTTATAATGTTTAAGGTATTCTGCCTTGCTTTTCTCTTCCGCATCTCTAAGTGCATCATATTCTTTTTTTGCATCTGGCTTCATCGGCGCGCTACCGTACTCTTTGGCCCACTCATGAGTAAATGTACCTCTCTTTTCGCTAGCATTTCTCATCTTCTTATTCAGTGTAGCTGCGCGCTGCAAAACTTTGCCGATCTTCTGGTGCTTGACACGCATAACTTCTTCGGTGCCGGGGGCCCCGGGTTTGCCTGTGTAACTCTTATAGCCTTTAGACGCCAAGCCAGTCTTGAAATCTGCTTCATAGCCCTGTTGTTCAAGCCAACCCAGGAGCTTGGCAATCTTTGTGCCTTTCGTAATTGATTTGCCAAGGGGAACAATAGTTCGCATCTTACCATTGAAAATATCGTTGAATGGCATATTAACCTCATTGCCATGGACGCCCATCCAATCTTCTACATGTTCGGCGGTTTCATATGAGATTTCATTGAGGAGGTCTTCCTTAACGACGTCAGTCTTGAACTTGTTCCAATTTTCGAAAAGTTTTTGCATCTTCATAGTAATAAATAGTTACTTATGCTTATAACGAATTAACTAATTAATTCTAACTGAGATGGGCCATGAGTTGATTTAAATTCAGTGTCGAACCAATGGACAAGGTAAGTTATATAATTAGTCTTGGATGATTTGTTTCTCGTTGTTTTAACTTCAACAATAATGCCACGCGACCCGGGCATCGTTTTATCTGTTACCAGGTCGCCTATCTCCATCAGTCAATCCGAAACTATCTTGTCAATAACTTCCAAAGTCTTTTCCATGACTTTTAAAGCCATAACATCTTTAATGGCATCGATCATATCTTCCGCACTGGAATTGTGCAATTGCAAAAAGTCTTCTGTGCTCATGCCAGATTTGGAATTGTGGCAATTAAGCTTCTCGCTAGTAACAGACTCCTGTGCCGGTTGCACAGGTTGCTGGTTACGTTGTTGATTATTTACTTCCTGATTCTGGGATTGTACACCTTGTCCTGGGCGGGTGGGTGCCACAACCTGTGAAGTAACTGCGCCAACTTTCATTTTAATACCTCTTTTATTATCTCTGTTGTATCCTGTTAGTGGTAAATACATCAATAATAAATAGTACCAAATGACTCTTAATCTGTTAAGAGCTAAAGAGAATTCTCATAATAGTTACGATCAAAAACCGCGTAAGAAGACTTCATATAAGCCAAGGCTTGATCTAATTTAATATCATACCCTTGGGCTTCCATTGCTTCAACAATGCCTTTAGCTATGTGTTTAGGGGGGTCATATTTTTTTCCCTGCTCTTTGAGCAGCTTTTTAAAACCCTTGATGCGTTCTTTCTTATATTTAGAAAATATTAGTTTATTGCCTTTCATATTAATAACATGTATGATATAACAACACCATAAAAACAATTAGCACCATGTCAAACAAAAAAAACTTTAATGCTGGTTCAAAATCCTTCATTCATCCTCACTCACTATTTCTAAGTCCTCGCTAAACAAGCTTCTTATTTCCCCATCCAAGGAAGGAAAAAATACGCTGCATACATTGCATTTTTTTTGTATAATTATGCCTATAGTATGAAAAGGGATACCAACGCCATTAACTATGCCAGAAGTAAAATCCGAATGGGTGTTAAGCTTAACTAGATCTCCCACTTCCATCTGAAACCTTTTCCAAAATGATTCTTTCTCCAAAGCCGCCGGCGCTATTTATCTTGTCGGCTGCATAATGCTTAACATTCCGTATGCTTAGTTCGTGAAATCTACAAATTGCACATAGAACTTCATACATGTCCGCTGCCTCTTCTTCACATGGGGTGTTGATAAACTCATCAAGTTCCTCGCGCATCTTCTCATATAAACGAGTCTTGTATTCATCATAGTTAGCAACGTGATACTCACATGACTTCCCGCTCTCTTCAATAATTTGAGGGATTAAATCTCTAACTAACTTCATCTATTATCTTCTCTTTTTGTTTTCGTGTTAACTGTTTGAATTTATACTCAGCTTTTTGCGCCGTGGATCGATCTTCATAATCCACCCAATAAACCAATCTAGCTGGTCGCCGCGGCTTCGTATATTTCGCGCCCTTCGAAGATGTGTTGTGCTCGTTGAGCCGACGAACGACGTCAGTCGTTATACCAGTATAGTAGGTACCATCGTTACATTGTAAAACGTAAAGACACCACTTTTTTTCGTTTATTTCCTTCAAAAATTGATCGTTGCTCACGAGTTTGAGGTGTTTGCGCATGTGCACAACGTATGCCAGTATTGATAAATACCAGATACCAAGAGTAATACACCATATCAACCAAAAATCGCTCATCGACGCACCTATCGTTAGTGCACCCGGCAGGATTCGAACCTGCGACCTACGGATTAGAAGTCCGTTGCTCTAATCCACTGAGCTACGGGTGCGTAAGATTTGTGGAGATAAACGGATTCGAACCGTTGACCCTCGCCTTGCAAAGGCGACGCTCTACCAGCTGAGCTATATCCCCACGAGCCGACGGTCAGATTCGAACTGACAACGTTCACGTTGGCAACGTGACACTCTGCCGTTGAGTTACGCCGGCAAATTATAGCCCGAATAGCACAAAAATTACAGTGCCGATGGTCAAACCAATCATAATCCTTGCAAACAGTTTATCACTTTCAAAATGATACATATCATTCATAATTCTACTCCTTATATAGTATTCTGGTAGCCTCGGCGGGACTCGAACCCGCAAACCTATCCAGGCGTCAGATTTTAAGTCTGATGTGTATGCCAATTCCACCACAAGGCCAAAAAAAAGCGCCCGAAGGCGCACAAAACTCAAGTTTTAGTTTAGTTTTCTACGTCTACTTCAACAGTAGGAACAACATCGGCTGCGTCAAGAGATACCTCTAGATCAGAATCGACATCGACACTTTCAAATGTGTCTTCAGTTACCTCTTCAACTAGAATATCGTTAACGACAACATCGTCGGTCACTTGTTCTAGCACCGTTGAGTCACCCGTAGTACAGCCTTGGATAGCTGTGATCATTAGCAAGATCATTGCAAATGTGGTTTTCATAATATGCTCCTTTGAAATCATGAAACATAAATATACCTACAATAAAAAAATAGTAAATAAATTATTCTTTTTCTTCTTTCAAAAGTACCTTCAGTTTGTCTCTAATGCTATCGGCCATGGCGATTCTACTATCAACAGTACCAGAGCCATAGTCAATTGCCTTTTTAAGCAGATAAAGGTCTTTGAGCACTTCGTTGATTACGCCTTCCTTCTTATTAGGAACGTATACTCTCATGCTTCTCTCCTACTTTCATATTCTATTCCATGATCCATAAAATCATTCGTTTTCATGATATAAGCCCTTCTGCAATATAATATGCTAAACGAGTTAATCCACCAAAAATTGCAGTTTCTTTAAAAGAAAACTGACGGACATTCAATTTGAAAGGCTTCCCTTCAAAAATATTTCTACTCTCAGGAATATTATTAATTTTTGATATAAGCGGGTGTGAAGAACCCAGGTTTTTATGAAGCTTTTCAAAAAAATATCTTTGCCGAATTGTCATCCCATTCTTTCTCAAAATAAAAGAAGGCATATCATTTAGAAATTTTCTTTCCCACGAAGTCACTTTCAGCTTATCCTACAAATCAATTATAATAACCCTTCGCTCATCGTCTAGGGTTTCATCGTGGTCATTGTCACCGCGAGTCTTTGGTTTATCCCATTCCTCGGCGTCGCGTGGGTGGCGAGGTGGTGGCGCCGGGATCTCTAGCCAGGGCCTCTCCCCCTGACCCGTCACCGTCCTTGGCCTTTATAGGCTTTCTTACGACGATGAGCCTTGGCTGGTGGCGAACCCGATCGTTGGCCACCATGAAATGCTTCACCGCCTGAGTGTGGCTTTTTTGTATGCTTCCCAGCTCCAATAACAGTTTTTTTCTTACTGTCAGGAAGCCTGGTACCAGCTTTTCCATAAATACTAGACATCAAATAACTCCTTTTCTATAGATCGATCAAACATCGTAATACCATTTAAGTGGTCAATTTCATGTTGGACACAAACACACTCTAAAGCGTTCTTTTCAAATGAAAAGAATAACTGATTGGGGTGGTTGTCGTCTTTGACTACGATGTCCGTCCATCTTTCAGTTAAAACATAGTCACCTTTAAATGAAAGACAACCTTCTTGAAAGAAACTTTTTCCAAACTTTCCTGTTATCATAGGATTGATAAGGACTATTGGCTTTTTAACTTTTATCACGCACACAGCTGAATCGATACCAACTTGATTTGCAGCCAAGCCGACTCCATCGCCGGCTTCAACCAATATTTCTAAAAGTTTGTTACCAATTCTAATTCCCTCAATTTTAGATGAACAAGGTTTACAAGTCTTGGAAAGACTCTTTTTATCTGTTACAAACATATATGACATTCACAAAGCCCTCCAGATTCACAAGCCTCATATGTAATTATGTACCTGGAGGGCGCATATGCAAATAATTATGTTTTAATTACTTAATGTCGATGCATAGCGGCTTAGCTTCCGGCTTTACCGGCACAACTAGCTTAAGCAAGCCATTCTCGAACTCTGCCGTCGTTGCGTTTAAATCAAGATTGTTATCGTAATTTACATATGTCTTTGTGAAACCCCTACGTGCAATGCGCTTGCCGGCTGGGACATCAGCGGGCACAGAATGATTGGCACTAACCGTAACCGAGTTCTTTTCAGGCTTGATTTCAATTTTAAGATCATCCTTAGAAAATCCCGCCAAGGCAAATTCCATAACAGTGTCGCCGTTTTCTTCTCGATACATATCGGTAACAGGGTAGCCCTGTGTGGTACGATTCATCAACGAAGGAAAATCCAACATAGAATCAAAAATGTCATCAAAGACACCGCGGCCCAGAAGGCTTGGACGGTAGGTTGTAAGTGTTGCAGTAGTCATAATATTTTCTCCTTATTAAGCAAGTTAATGCTACGGCTTCCTTACCAGCGAAACCGCAGACATTTATATATTAACCACCGTTTATCATTAGTCAAGAAAAAAAGTTAATGTAATCTCGTTGAATAAGAAAAACGGTTTAGTTCACGACCAGCATGGAACCTATGAATCATTAGTGATTGCAGGCTCAGCAGAGAACTTTCAGATATTATATGTTCCTTCTCTCCTGTGTCTGGGCTAGTAAAATAAACCGGTTCGTCCATATGAATCTTTAAGACCTTCACAATTCCAAAATTGCTCCATAACGCCTCAACCGCTAGAGGCACTAGCCACTCATGTTCCCCCGCATTAGAATCAGCGAAATAAAGTAAAAGAGATTGTATTACATCTACCTGCTCATTTGTTTTTTGCATCTGTTCTATAAGGTAGTCCAGAGGTAAAGTGAATAGTGCTTCTTTGTCTTTTTTTTCTTCACTCATTTTCGATTTCTTTCAAAAGATCAGTGTATCCACCAATAAATTTTATTAAATTACCATTTCTATAAAAAATCATTGGTACTGTACTCCAGGCATATGCCTCTTTTACTTCCTGTAAAACTGCTTCTTGATCTGGTTCAAAAGCGATCGATTTATAGCTTAAGTTCTTCTCTTCCAATAATTGCATAGCCATTGTACAATATGTACAGCTTTCTTTTACAAATAAAATGTATCTCATTTTTAGTACCTGTAGTGTTTTTTGATAAGTTCTCCCGGATCTCCAACTACATCAATTACTTTTGTAGTGCCGGGGGTTGACGTGTAGATAGTCAGTTCCGTGAAAGACAAATTTTCGTCCATCCCTTCGATGGGGGGTTCGTGAATAAACTTTTGTTTTAAAGATGTATTCTCCCTCATCGAAATAATATAGTCAGGATTTATATATGTTTCTCTAAGGAAAGATGAACTTTTACAAGACTCTGTTTTAGCATCATATTCCAAAGATTTATGAACTACTTCAATAAATCTCAACATATTTTCTCCTTTAATACAAAGATATTATTATTTTCAATATACCAGGGATCCCCGTTGTAAAGTACCTCATAGTATTTGTCTTTTTCGCCAATTATGAGTAAATTAATTGGTTTTTTTAATTTATACGTCTCAGATTTATTAAAAAGCGTCACATCAGAAGGCACGTAAACTAAATCACCAACTTTAAACTTATTCTTCATGATGCACTTCTTCCTCCCCCTCTTCAATTTTTGGTTGAGTTGCTTGTAGCCATCCTGCAGTAATGTTTATAATATCTTCTATTTGGCTATCTACAACATCCAACTTTTCCCTAGCCGATCGGTAATCTTCAACCATTTTATCAAAGTTACTTGGATTGAAAATTAGTCGTGTCGTACAATCAGAAATATCGCGCCTAATCGATGTTAATATTTCTTGTATCATCGCTGGTATATCTTCTATGTCAACTGTATAATTAACTTTAACTTTCATTATTCATTCTCCACTATAGCATTGTTAGTTGTAATTAAAATCGAAGCTACAGACACAGCATTTTGAAGTGCCACTCTAGTAACTTTTGCTGGATCCACGATACCAGCCTCTGTCATGTGAGTTAGCTCGTTGGTTTTGAAATTCCACCCCTGGCCCGAACTCTTAATTTGATGAATTATCAAACCAGGGCTTTGATCTGTGTTGATAGCTAACTGCTTTATGGGAGATTCTAAAGCAGCCCGAACTATGCTAGCCCCAAGACTTTGATCTTCATTTTCTACATCAATATGAAAGCTTTGGCAGTTTAGTAAAGCCACGCCGCCGCCGGGTATAATGCCTTCTGCTTGAGCGGATCTGACCGCTTCCAAGGCGTCCTCAATGCGATGTTTCTTTTCAGTCATTTCAACTTCAGTCGGCGCGCCAACTTTTATTATAGCAACGCCGCTGTTGAGGCGTGTGATCCTCTGTTGTAGCAGACGACATTCATCCATATTCTCTGTTTGTTTAATCTCTTCTTTCAAAGACTCGATCTTTACGTCAATCTCATCCCAATCGGCATGCCCTCCGACAAATGTAGTTTCATTCTTTAAAATTTCAATTTTTTTACATATCCCTAAATCCGAAAGAACAATTTCATTGAGTTTTTTACCAGATAAACGAGATATAAAAGTAGCACCAACAGATAAGCAAAGATCATTTATAATATTTTTTCGCTCTTGTCCGTAGCCAGGTGATTTGACTGCAGCAATCTTCATTGAGCCACGAACAGTATTCATGATAAGGGCGGCTAAAGCTTGGCCCTCTACTTGATCTGCCACAATAATTAACGGTCGACCTTCGCGCGCTACTAATTCTAATACAGGTAAAATTTCCTGTACTGTGCCAATTTTATAATCTGTCACAAGGACCAGAGGATTTTCGTATTCTATGCTGTTCTTTCTTTCATTTGTTACAAATGCTTGTGCATAATACCCTGAATCAAAACGATATCCCTCAATGATTTCTAAACTTGTATCAAAAGATTTAGCCTCTTCAACTGTTATGGATCCGTTATGACCAACCTGTTCTGCCGCAGAGGCAATCAGCTTACCGATTGTTTCATCACCATTTGCTGAAATAGTTGCAACGTGTTCAACGTCCTCTTTTGTTTCAATTGGTCTAGATAATTTTTGGATCTCTTTTACTATTTCAGCAACTGCCTTATCCATACCGCGTTTTAGCTCTATGGGGGAACTTCCTGCAGACAGGTATTTTTGACTTTTTATGTATATTTCTCTAGCTAAAATTGTAGAAGTTGTAGTTCCGTCACCAGCAATATTGTTAGTTTCCGATGCTGCCTGCTTAAGCAATTGTGCTGCAGCATTTTCAAACGGATCTTCCAGGTCGACAAACTTAGCGACAGTTACTCCGTCCTTAGTGACAACGGGGTTGCGCCCCTTTTTGGCTAAAATAACATTTCGTCCTTTCGGGCCGAAAGTGGCTGCAACATTATCAGCTAGTTTGTTAACGCCGGCTAAAATTTTCTTTTGTAAATCTTCGCCGGTAATATAGTACTTCGTCATAACACACCTCTCTAACAATAAGATAACCACATTATAAATTAAGTCAATTCAAACTTTAAACTTATTTTTAATTATTCTTCCTGGCCGCGTTTCTTCAAGGTTGGAGGGGAGACTGAATAATCCATATATGTTCCTCCTCCAGGACCAGGAGCTAGTTCCTCTGTCTTGGCTGCAACGTCATTAGACGCTTGAATTGCTTTGCGCGCTTCGTTATCATCAGCCAATCCTCCAGCCATAAATGCGTAGGTGCCTTCCTGAATCATCTTGACGCTCTGAAATAACTGGAATATAGTTTGATTTAGCTCAGTGGTAATATTATTAAGCATCTCCTGCACATAGACCGCACCAATCTTAATTTCTCCAATATTTTCAGAAATATCGTATACTTGTCCTCTGTTCAAGTCGAATTGCAAATTGCTTAGCCTGCCTCTTGTGTTCAAAAGGGCGCGCTTCTTTAGCTCTGGGTCTGTAAGGCTATTGTAAAACTCAACAGAAGTCTGAGGATCGGCGAAAACATCGGCACCTGCTAACATCTGGGCGCGCTGGGATTTTAATGTTTTAGCTGAGTATTCTGCATTGACCTCCGCTGTCGCTAGAACGACTGCCTTTTTAATAGCCCACATCTGAAGTTTATCATAGCCTGCCTCCTTAAATGCGCTTACGACTGCAGCGTCGAGGACAGGATTACCAAAAAGAATGGGGCTTCGGCCGCGTGCGACGCGCTCCTCCTCGCCTAGGGGCACGGGCTTGAAAAGTTCATCCTGCTTAGACCAGTTCAGTTCATCGGTCATAAAATCGCTTATCTCTTGTGTGGCAAGATTCACATTAATTTCTGGCTTTGAGCCATAGCTGTAAACGATAGGATTGTTAACAAGTTTTGTAAATTTTTCTATGAACTTTGTCTCTAATACTTCCGGTGATAAATTTTCCTGGGCTGGCAAAGTTGCGCTGAAATCATAATCGTTTTCGCCGGCGCCTATACGTTGAATAAATTCGCTTGAAATCTGAATGCATATCACTGATTTATCCATGGATGCAAGAATTATATCTGCCACGTTATCTAAAGTAAAATTGAACCTGAAGAACTTTAAATCTCCTTTGACTTCTAGACCTTGCTTGACGTCGCCAAAAGATTTCATGACGACTATATATTGCATGAAATCATGACCAAATTTCGGCTCTACCAAATCACCCACAAGATCATTAAAACTTCCGCCTACAACGACAGAGTTTTCAGCATAAAGCTTTAAACTAATAGGTGTATTATCTGCTGTCTTGAAGTCTGCAATTGTACCAGTATTTGCTTTAATTTGCTCGCCTTTGAGCAAGACAGCTAGGAAGGCTTCAAAATTGAAGCCAGCAGAGGCAGCATTGAAATTGGAAATAACCTTTGTTAAGGTTTTATAGAAAACTAAGTACGAAAGAATGTTGGCTATCTTCTCTCCCAAGTTAGCAGAGCCCAAATTGGCGTTGTCTGGGTTTTCATAAAAATCTGAAATCTTTTGTAGTTTTGCTTGCAGATCTGCGCCGGGGATGCCAGATAAGAATTGCATTAATTGATTACGGGCCGGCCCGTCGACTGCTTTATCCCCGACTGTGCGAACATCTGTCCAGCCTAGTTCCGTAACGTCGATCTCTGGGATCGCTGTTAAAGTCATCGAGCCGGCTTCTTCCTCTTGCAAAAGACGGGGGTCTTTGGTTTCTAAAACTTCGTTGATCGTGTCAAATATAAAACCTAAACCAATGTTTTGTTTATATCCTATCTCTTCCTTAAAATAATGTTCTTTAATATATTCTAACTCTTGTTTGTTCATACCTATACCTCTTAATAATTAGATAATTATATCAGCAATTCCTAAATTAACTGCTTCTTCTGCATCCAAATAAACATTCGTCTTTTTATCCATTAATTTCTTAATATATCTTTGGGTCATGTCAGATTCTCCAGCTAGAGCCTGAATGTACATCTTTTGTGTTGACTTGACTTCGGTAAACTCATTTTCGATGTCGGCTATATGCCCATGTTGCCCTGCAACAACACCATGAATCATTACTCTGCAGTTTTTTCCAATTTTTCTTTGTCCTTTGGTCCCTGCTGCCAAAAGTAAAACACCCGCAGACATCACCTTTCCTATTCCGTAGGTAATAATAGGAGTTCTTTCTCTGATATCTCGCATAATATCATACACAGCGAACATTTCAGTAGCTTGGCCGCCGTGAGAAGAAATATAAAATTCGATAGGCTCCGTAATCTCTTCTGGTTTTCCTCCTTCTTCCGCTTCTAAAACAAAGCTTTTTGTTGTCATATCTAATGTTATTAATCCGTATACAGCTTCAGCACACCTATCTTCATTGATATCACCATAAATAGCAACTGCTCGCATCTCAGGCTTCTCCATGGCCGTGGTGATCATCGACACAATATCGTCCGGACTCTCCTTCTTCTCGCTCTTTTTGTCTTCGTTAAACCTTCTCATTGTTTTTCCTTTTGTCAAAAAAAAAGGTAGACTCTAGAGTCTACCTTAAAAACTTATTTTCAGAATTAAATTTACTAGCGTTTTAGCAATCTTTTAGCCACTCTTCTTACAACCTCGTTGACAAATTTGTCATCTTCTACCATCTCGATTTGTGCTTCCTCAAGCTCGTCTGTAGGCGCTTCTTCGTCAGCTTCGGGTGGTACCTCAAATTCGGCGCCGAGATCTTCTTCACCGCCGGGCATTTCTTCTTCGCCGGGCATCTCTTCTTCTCCGGGGAGGCCTAGTTCTTCTTCGCCTCCCTCTTCACCAGTCATTTCAACTTGCACCTTCTCACGGATTTCTTCAGGGTGTTCTATTGCGGCTTCAAGGAACGCGTTTAACCCTTCTAAGCCAGCTTCAACAGTGGCTCCTCCGCCTTCGAGATCTTCAGGGGCTTCGAGATCTTCACCGCCTTCGAGATCTTCAGGGGCTTCGAGATCTTCAGGGGCTTCGAGATCTTCACCGCCTTCGAGATCACCGGGTGGGCCGGCATCTTCGGGCGGGGGCCCAAACTCGTCCTCTTCTTCTTGTTCGTATATGGACGTTTCATTTAATTTATTAATGAAGCCGTCTGAAAGCGCTGGTATATTGGCCAACTTCATCATTTGGCGTATATCTGATTCTTTTAAAAGTTTTCTCATAATTTTTCTCCTGAGATGCACCTCAAGGTACATTCTTAAATAGACTCTTTATCGAATAAATGACTTATTTTTTTTAATACTATGTCCTCAATTTGTTTAACTCTTACAAAACTTATTTTTAATCTGTCAGCGACCTCTCTTAACGTCATGTTGCCATTTTGATTAATCGACTCAAAAATACAATTAGCATCTTTGGGGTAGTATACCCAATATCGGCACTCTTCTACCGGACAAGTAACCTTTAACTCTTTACAAGCTTCCAAACATTTTCTCATAAATTAGTTTCCGTTTCTATTAAATCAAAGATATCTTCTATTTCATCATCTGCGAGAGCAAATTTTTTCTTTAAAATTTCTCCATTCTTGTGAATTTGATCGATCTTACTTCTTTTTTGTTGACCCTGAATATTATATTTCTCTTTACAATTTTTAATATAATTAAAAATTAAATCGTCACCTTCGATATATCCAGTTATCATCATTCTAAAAAACTGTGACTGCGTAAAACCATCAAAGTTGCAGCGAATTCTTAATTTAGTTTGCCGCTCTGAGCTATCATAAAACATAAGTTTCTTTCTGTTCTCAGGACTGGGGATAGTTGGATCTCTCATTTGCCTCTCCAAAGGATGTGCGTGTTACTTTCTATTTGTCCAGATCCTGTTTGTAAGACGAAAGATGCTTTACTTCGAAATTCTGCCAGACTGCGTGCGCCCGAATAAGACAAGCCACTACGAATGCCACCAGCAATATCTTGAAGGAGACTTTTAACACCACCCCTAAACGGAACGGTAGTTGAAACTCCTTCCGGAATTGAAGACTTACCTCGCCAGGCATTTTGGGCCGCGGCGCTCGCCATGCCTCTATACACTTTATATTTTTTTCCTGCTTTACCAAGGAATACTTCACCCGGTGTTTCTCTTGTGCCAGCCAACATTGAACCAAGTATAACAAAGTCGGCGCCAGCTGCAAAAGCCTTTACCATATCACCAGTGGTTTTAATGCCACCATCAGCAATTATTTTAACATCATAAGTAGTCTGGGCGCAGTCTAAAATGCTTTGAAAAGTTGGAACTCCATGGCCGGTGACCATCCGAGTTGAACAGATAGAACCGCCGCCAATTCCGACACGAATCGAATCCGCGCCCCATGATGCCAAAGCATCAAACCCTTCTAGAGTCGCAACGTTACCAGCCATTAAATGTACCTCGTCTCCCATAATCTTGCGTATGGTAGATAAAGCATTTTTTACTAGGGAGTGGTGTCCATGTGCAACATCAATACAAATAATTTTTGCACCGGAGTCATACAATGCGCATGCGCGTTCTTCATAATCACCCGTGACACCAATAGCTGCAGCTATTTTCACATCTCCGTAGCTACGAAAAGCGTCTGTCACGATCGAGGCTTGTTCCTGCACAGTATTATATCTATGTACAATACCCAAGCCTCCGGCAGCAGAAAGCGCCCGGGCCATATCACCTTCAGTAATTGTATCCATTGGGCTCGATATAACAGGCAACTCTAGATGATTATTCTCATCCAAATCATTACCAATTTCAACAGAAAATCGACTTTCGATATCACTAAACTTTGGTTCTAAGAGGACATCATCAAAAGAATAGGTTTGCTTCATTTTACATTTTCTCCAAGTATCTTTGTAGACACCAAATGGCTTTCTCAATATCCTGTTTGGGGCTTTCCTTGTGCTTGTGTCTAGCAATATACTTAATGGCACTGCCACAATGGAAGCCTAGTTGCCAGTCTTCTATCACTTCAATGGCCTCATATTTTCCTTTATTATAATGCAAGGGATGATCAACGTTGTTGTCTTTCTTTCTCTTTCTTCTCTTGCGACGATCCGGATCGGGCTGGGCCCAGA